TATTCATTTCTTCATCAGTAATATCTCCGTTCCTGGCCGCATAACCGATTTCAGAAATCTTGTCCATGTTTTGTCCAGCTTCCCATGCATCGGTAAAAGCTTTGAATGCTTCGCCTATAGATGATGGTTCTCCACTGATTTTTCCTGCTGTAGCTCCTGTGATGACTCCTCTATCGTGTAAAATCTGATCTGCTTGTTTTAAGGCAAGTGACGCCGACACAGGATCGTTCATGGCGATTCCCGCCAGTTCCGGATAGAGTTCTTTTAAGGCATTGGCAGAGAACGGACGTCCCTGCATGATTTCTTGTGTTTTCATCCATGCGTACTGGTTCTGTGCCATTTCATAGGCTTCTTTACTGTCCACAAGCATTTGCGCTGGAAGTCCCAATGGATCCCCTATTTTATGCGCCTGTTCAAGACGTTTCTCTTTATCCGGATCAGGATCATAGAGATTGCTGTAGATGTCCATGCTCATGTTTTGGAGTCTATTATCCGCCCAGTTTTTGGCGGCGTTTGAAATGCTTTCTGCCGCACCACTGATTCCGTCTCCAATTTTTTCTAAAATCCCTTTCGGTTCCTGGTGAGGGGTTGTGTCAATGGTAGGAGTTGTTCTTAGATCAGTATTCGGATCCATCGGTTTTATTCCTAAAAGGATTCGATCTACTCTATTTTTTACTCTTTCTTCCTCTTGCATTTCCAGTTCGTCCATGGTTTTCTCCTTAGTAATCTTCTATATTTACTTCGTTTTTCTTGACTTTATCCCAGTCTTCTGCGGGAATATAGTGATGTCTTCCGTAGTAGTCCACTGCGTCTATCCCTTTATCATCATAGGTATAGGACACGCTCTTTATTCCAATTTCCATCAATTGTGCCGGACTGGCTTCCGGCGTACTCATTCCAAAGAATCCATAATCCGGTCCCACTTTTTGTTCTGTCAGGGCTTTTATCCACATTCCTTTTCTTTCAAATTGATTTGGTTCTCTTCCATTTTTACTTTTGAAATCAAAGGCTTCCTGCATGACTATCTTTTTGGCTTCTGCATAGTTTTTCTGTATGTCCGGTTTTGCCAACCCTGTCATGTCCATGACGTCTGTTTCTGTGTCATCTATTTTTACGGAGTATTTCCCTTCTCCCGCCTGTGCTTTTGTTAATTCCTGGCTAAGTTCTACAATTTGTGCAGGAGTAAATCCATATCCCCTTTGTTCCAGTTCTTTTAATGTTTTATTCAAGTCATCATCGTTCATGATGTCTGTACCGATACTGGCTTTTATTCCCGCGAATGCCTTGTTCTGTGCTTCTGCTCCACCAAATCCGCCATGAGATTTTTCCTGCGTTACGGCTTTTAATGCGCTCAATCTCAAACTGCGATAAGATCCGTTGTTTAAAAGTTCGGGATTTTCTACTCCTTTGGATTTTATAAATTCGTACATATCTTCGTTCGATGTCCCATTTTCCGTCATGTCCATCAATTGGATCTGCAGGTTGTTCATCATTTCTGTTTCTTTGGCTTTTTTTGCCTGGAGATGTTCCCCAAAGACAGAGAAGAAGGAATTCCTTTCGGTCTCTTCCAGTGCGGCTTTTTCCTCGTCAGACATCGGAGCTGGAGCACTATATTCTTTGGCAAGTTCTGTAGCGCTGGCAGCATACGATTCCTCATGATCAGTAAAGTAACCATGTTTTTTCATTATATGGACTACATCTGCCGGTGATTTCACGTCTTTTATTTCTTCCGGTGTACAGTAGGTTTTTATCCAATTTACATAACTCATTGCGGATTCTTCTGGTGTTGCGTACTTTTTGAATTTTGCTGTGGTAGAATATGCATTCCCATTTTCGTCACGTTCCCATGTATTGAGTTCTTGATAATCTCCTTCACCATCCCATTTATACCCGAAGTAATTATTTCCGGGTGCGCTTTCTCCTCGTCCCGATTCATGGGCGGCAATTGCAAAACCCCAGGACGGATCCCATCCTAATTCTTTTGCAATCTTATCTCCTATTCGTCCCAGTGCGGTTTCATTTGATTGAGCCGGCAGCTGCAACTGATTTTCTTTTCTATAGGCTTCCCATACTTCTTCTTTGGATTTCCCCATCATTTCCGGATGGTTATTCAGCCATGTTTCCGCGCTGTCTTTTGTGGTCTTTGCTACTTTTTTACCGGTAAATAATGTTTCGTATTTCTTTAAGATGACTTCGTTCCCGCCTCTTGCCCTTAATTGTCCGATGAGTTTATTTCCCCGTTCATAGTCATTGGACGCGGCTAATGTGGAGAGAACTGTTTCCGCTGTATGATCCAGGATGGCTCTTTGTTTAATATCTATGGATTTTTCGTCCATTCCTGTTCCGGCCATGATAGCCCTTGATGTGGTTTCCATATTTCCATAGACGGATTCAAAACTATCTGGACTTCTTACAATCGAGTTGATGGCGTTTTCATTCATTTCTGTCATCTGATTGCTTGCATAGGAGAGAAATTCTTTTCTTTGGAATTTATCTATGCTGTCCAGGTTGGATGTGATTGACGTTTCTACTTGGTTCCGGAATGCTCTGTTGGCATACTCTGAACCTATTCCGTATTGTCTCATAATCTGCTGGCGAATCTGCTCTTCATTCTGCTGATAAGCTGCCTGGAGTCCTTCGGCATTTTTCCCTTGCATGGTGTTTGTCAATCCGTTTTTTTCATCGTACAAAAGGGAATTAATCTGCCGATTGTATTCGTTTGTCGCGTCAACAACTCTGTCATTTTGGTCTTTCATCCACGCTTTTGTTCTTGCATCAATTACCTGCCCTAAAGCATTCCCCAATGCTTCTGTACCTGTTACGTTCGCGCCATAAGCATTGGGATCGGTGATTGGATTTATTTTTGCGTTTGAGAGGTTTTTATTTATCGTTGAGTCGTATTGTGTGAGTTTCATTATTTCCTCCAGATGGAACGCCACGGATCATAGTGTTTTCCTATGCCTTGCCCTATGATGTCTTTCGTCTGTGTCAGCCCTACTTTTGGGATAAATCCTGTACTTATGGCATTTCTTGTGTACATTGGAGCAGGTGTGGTATAGGTCAGATTTCCGCCGGAAAGGCTCCCTTCAAATCCGGTTCTCATATTCATTCCTGCAGGTTTCGGCAGGCTTGTTCCTGCGAACTGTTTATACGTCCCAAACATCCCTGCGGCAGTTGAAATGAAGTTTGCCAGTCTTTGGGATTTCCCCTGTGCTTTTGCGTTCGCCGCGGAGGCTCTTGCGGCGTTTGCCTGGTTCTCATAATTGACTTGGTTTGTGTAGGCGTTCAAAGTGTCATTTCTCTGGTTCCCTAAAAGATTCATACTGTCTTGTCTGTATTCGCTTATGGCTGCGCTGTTTGCGTCAAGAACGCTTCCTATATTATCCAGTCCTGATGCTCCTGCAGATGCCGCTTGCTGCCCCAAAATGAGTCTTCTTTTACTGTTCAGCTTTTCCTGCTGCTGTGCGTAGTTTTCTGCAATCTGTTCTCTTTGCCGGTCCATTATTCTTGCGTTCTGATCTGCGGCCTGCGCCTGCGCGTTATATGCAGACACCTGCGCTGCGGTCTGCTGTTTTATCTGCCTGTTCTGATTAATCCCCGATATAAGCTGCAGCCCCATCATGGCACCCATTACACTGCACATTATTTCCCTCCTATTTCAAATCTCACAAAAATATCTCCTTTTTCTGTTTTGCATGTATCTGTAAAAAGCGCCCCGGCACGTTTGATGTATCGGAGCGCTTTTGTATTGTCCTCATGGATCCAGTTTGTCATGTATCCATATTTTTCTTTACAGTCGTTGATGTACTGCAGTCCTATTTTCACAAGTTCTTTATGATACAGATCTACAAGGACGGTTCCTAATGCCCATATGCAATATGATTTTTTCACGAAACCGAATATCATGACGGGTTCTCCGTTCTTGGCCACATAGGCTTCATCGGATAAAATAATGGATTGTCTCACAGCTTCTTCTCCATGATCACAAAGGGCGGTGATTTCTTTTTTATCCATAGGTCTCATGTTTTCAAAGATGTATTTTGTCAGCCAAGGAACATCTTGTTCTTTTATTTTTTCTATGGTGATTTTTCCGTAGTTATCCATCGAGTTCTACCTCTCTTACGACTGCCGACAGGTTAAATGGATATGGTTCATCTGATGTGATGACTGTTCTTCCTGTGAGTTCAAATCCTCTGTTCGGCATGGTGATGTGTTTGTCTCCGCTGTACAGAACAACATCCTGTTCCGAAAATTCATCGTATTTTATAGGTAATGTATTTGTTTTTTCTATCCCCACCCGTCCGCCAAGGGAATGATTCAGTCTCAGCGTGACGGCGGAGATTTTCTTTTTCCGGCCTTGGATGGTTCCTGTTTTGGTGTTTATTTCCAAGTTAGGAAGTTCTACTGTCATTGTATATGGCAGCCCTGCGATGATATAGGATGCCTCCTGCGGAAGTGTGAAGTTGCCGCCTTCGTCCGTTTGGATTTTTTCATAGTACCTTCCATCCGCCAATACCCCTATTTTTGTATTTGGTAAATGAGGGACAGAGCCTTTTGCCGTGGTTTCTTTTATCTTTACCGAAGCGTCCAGCATGATATAGTCTTTTGGATTTTCTGTCTCTTTGTTGTTACATAGTTCTTCTATGTATGTTTGGTTTCCTCTTTTTACCGCGATGTACACGTTATCTTCGTTTTGATTTTCCACATTGCAAACTGCCATGACTTTTCCTTCTGTTTTTATTCTTGACCAGGCATAGACTTTCTGATCCTGAATGTACGAAAGGCAAGCCATCGTGCCATCCGAGAGGACAAAGTACAGTTTTGAGTCCGGTTCCTGCATGTAGGCCATATCTTCTATTGTTGTGTTTTTTGTAATGTGTTTTGCCAAGAGTGTTAAATCTGCCCCATCATAGGAGTCTGATTCAAAACGATACTGCATATCTCTCACTGTTTTTCCTCTATGCTGTACGAAAATGACCCGCCCACCTATTGATAAAGGAATGACATTCGTTGTACCCCTGGATGTTTGCATTTTCGGATTAGCTTTCGTTGGCGTGACCGCTGTTCCGCCGGAAAGGATCCATTCGTTTCCGCCTGTCATGATGACTAAATCTGATTCCGGCACAAGGTGTTCTATTGTCTGCTGTTTTCTATTAATAAACGCCAAGGCTACCGCCGAATCATCTGTGACGGTTCCGGATACTTTTTCTACGGAGAAGTTATTATAGTCCCCGCTTCTTGAGAGCCACAGCATATACGGCTGTTTTTTTGTGGCGGCTACACATAGTCTGTCTTGGAAGAAACCTATAGCCGATGGATATCCGAATTGCTCATTCCACGCGTTTAAGCAGACGTAATCCGCTGGGTTTGTATTTGCAATGGGATCTATGACTTCCGCATTGACTTCCAATGGAGATATGTAACCGGTGATTCTTACCATGCCTACGTGTGTATATGGTAGTGCGGTGAGGTCTGTATTCCCCGCTGTAGATACAACTCTTAGTCTTGTGTATTCTTCTACCGTTCCGGATTCCGATGCATTGAAGTCATCGTTTGATTTATAGGTTCTGTAGTCTTTCCACGGACCATTGTTCGTGCTTTTTTGTACGGTCACGGTTCCTGTCCATGTACCATGGGTAATGATCTTCCATGATTTTCCACAGAGTACTTCTCCTGATGTCCCGCTTCCGTTTTGTGTCACAGTCTGCGAGTCTACTTCCTGGTTGATCTGTACATAGGCGCCGATCATGTTTTCTGAAAAATAGTTTTTGCTTGCATATAGTTTAATGGTTCCTGTTTTTCCCGATGGCACTATTGACAGATCGGCTTCCAGTTTTATGTTTACCCATCCAGGACTTCCGGGAGATCCATTTTCTCTCCCTGTTCCACCTATGCCACCGGCACCTCCATTACCCATGTTTGCGCCGTTTATTTCTTCGTGACCATGTTTTCCACCAGCTGCGGTAATTCCGTTGAAAGAGGATTGGGTTCCATCTGTTCCTGGTTCTCCATCGGTTCCTTTACCGCCGGTCCCGCCGGCTCCCACGACTATTGTATAAAAGTTATCTTTTTTCAGATCTATTCTTTGCGTTACAACGGCACCTCTGCCGCCGTCACCGCCTTTTATGTAATGATTATCTAAAAATTTTATGTGTTTACCTCCTGCTCCGCCACCACCGCCGCCTGCGATGGTTACCGTATATGTGCCGTCTTTTTTTCAATTGAATGTGTATGTTCCCGCAGAATTGTACGATGTATCTACTTTCCCTTCCATTTCTGTTGAAAGGGAAATATCAAAGTAGGGCTTTTTGATTTCGTAGTCCCCAATGGTCCAATTGGTGTCGCTGTACCTGGACAGTTTTTGTATCGGATGTTTTCCTGATGCGATAAACATCACATCTGCAGACTGGCATGTTTTTAGTTCTTTCAGTTCATCTTCTGCGAATGGTGTGACAAGTTCTACTCCTGTATATCTGTTTCCTTTCCAAATTCGTATATATCTGTCTCCCATTTCAAGCATGAATGAACTGTCTATTGTTGTAAATTCTTTTAGAATTACTTTTTCATTTTTTGTCTTTCCGCAGTACAAGGTTCCCCCACGTTTATACACCGCTCCATATGGGCGTATATAAGCATTTTCCGCCGTAAGCAATGCGGCTGCGTATTTATCCAGGTCTATTCTGTTTGCGACTTCCGGGGATATTTCTCCTGTGGCAAATGATGATTGAATGTGGTAGATAGTTTCTCTTTGCATATTAACCTCTCATATTGAAATATTTGTGAGGATATGTCGTTTCGTGATGATTCTGTACGGCGCTTTCCTGTTTCGCATTAATCAGCGCTTGATGCATAAGTTGATACTGCAAATTTGCAGCACTGGGACTTCCCGACAAAGGTACTGCTATGTTTGCCGCCAGGGAATGAGACAGTGCTTCAATGAAGTAATCGGTGAACAGTTCCCCGTTCTCCACGTCTGCGGTATAGCTTGCATAAGCGTTTTTTATATCTGTGCAGATTACTTTTGTTGAGTCGTTTACCGTTGAAATGAAGTAGTCTTCTTTTCCTATTTCTCTTGCGCTTTCTTTTTCGTAGATTTTTCGAATGACAAGGCATTTTGCCGGGTAGGCATAGATGTACTTCCATCCTGGGATTTCTTCATTCAGGAGTGCGAGTTTTACATATCTTTCCGCAAATCCCCATCTGTGTTCGGACAGGAGTTTTCTTCTTAAATGGTCATAGAATATGCCGCATTGAATTGCTTCTTCCGATTCTTCTTCAATTGATGCTATTCTGCCCTGCCCGATGTAGGCAAGGGCCATATTGCAAATATCTGTACTGTTCATAGATCCTCCTTTTCTCTATCTACTACTTTTCAAGTAGTTTTAAGAGTAGTAAACATAGAAAAAGAGGAGACGCTCCTGCGCCGTCCTCTTTGTCTTTAACAGTATTTCTTTACCAGCTCCACCAGTTCTTCTTTGGTTTTAATGTCCTTCGGAACATCTTTTCCTGCACGGATTAATCTGGCGCGAAGTTCGTTGACGGAAAGGTCTTCCAGTTTCCGCCCGCTTACTGCTTGTCCAAAATGGATCGCATTCATACGAGGTCTACATCCATAGTGAGGAATGCTCGGATGGTTCCCGTAGTGGCTCCGGCCACTTCAATCTGCAGGTACTTCTTACATCCCGCCGGTACTTTTACTGCCGCACCTGCTCCTTCGTCTTTTGCAAGGGAGAGAGTTGTCAGCGTGACGGCCCCTGTCATATCTTCTTTATCCGCGGTCTTAAGCGTGATTGTTGCCGCGGCAGAAAGCGGTTTCAACGCAATGACCTTTAGCCACAACGGATTATACGCGTCCCCGCCGGCTCCGTTATTTACGACTTTAGATTTTGTTCCTTTGGACAGGTCCTGTTCATAGAAAAAGGTGTTTTCTGCATCAATAATCATTTTTTGTCCTCCTTATTTAGCTTCTGTAATGGCGTCTTCGGTATCAACGAGTGCATCTTCTTTACGTACAAGAATTCCGTTGACGGAGATGGTTACCGGACCCTCCATCAGTTCCCGGCGTGTAATGTAGGAATTGGCTTTGTCGCTGTAGAAAATTGTGAGGAATGTATACATTTCCGGGGAGACGTACCATACGGGATGGACGGTATTGAGATTCCTCATGCGTCCCTGCGCACGGATCATGGCGTCTACTACCGCTTTTTTCTGTTCCACAGTGGCCGCTGCGGCGTTCACGGCTCCTAAATCAATGTTCCTTACTGCGGCAACCATTTCAGGATCTTTGACGGCAAGTCCAGGTTTCCACTTGAAGAGTGTGGAGAGGGCGCGGAATTTATATCCATCTGCATCGATGGCGTCTACTTCTCCCAAGTCCTGGCGTTTTAATCCTGCATAGCCGTACTTCGGGTAAATGCCTGTTACAGCACGGTCGCCCCAGCCCACAAGAAATGCGGAAGAAAGTTTACCTTTCCCTGTTCCGCCGGCATTGATGACCTGGTAAGAGGCGTCGTGTTTCTTCCCGCCGTACTTATTGTAGCGGATTCCCAGTCCGTTGAATTCATCCAGGTTCTTTGCGGAGTTTCCGTAGAACATGTGGTGAGCCACTGCCTCACCCATTGCTTCCACGAACGCCATGTCTTCGGATGTTCTGAACGCTTCTTTATCCGGCGCAAGGGATACGAGTTCCACGTCCACTTCCGAACGGGATTCCATCAGGCAGCAGGTGTCAGTTACCTGTTTGGTGCTGGATTTTCCTACCGGCACGCCGCGGTTAATCTGCCTAAGGTGTACTTCGGGCAAGCCGTTCCGCTGCGTGGTCTGGTTGCCTGTCGGCAGGTTCCCTTCTGCCCATTTTACGTCTTCTAAAATTGGATTGGACTGGACGAGTGTTTCAATGACTACATCAATGGATCCATCCGGTGCCTGTCTTTTTCTTAAATCATTCAGTGTTAATGCTACTGCCATTTGTTATTCCTCCTTAATAGTTATCAAAATTGGTATTGGGGTACATGGGTGTTTTTCCGCCTTTTGCATTTCCGCCGCCTACGCCGCCGTCTTCGGAAACAAGTCTTCCCAGTTCGGAAATGGCACGTACGATTTCTATACGGTCTCCTACGCCTGTTTCGCTTAGGAGTTTCCTGATTCCTGGTGATGTTTTCTCCAGATGCTGGAGTCCTGCGCCGTATTCGTTCATGGTTTTCTCGAAGTCAGCCCCAAGTTCTTTTCGGGTTTCTTCCTGCCACTTGTCGTACTGTGCTTCCCGCATGTCGTTCATCTGCTGGATAAGCCCTTTCCCGTACTCAAAACCGTATGCGGCCATCTGGTTTGCCTGTTCGTTGGTAAGGTTCATTCCTTTACAGATTTCACCGAATTTCTGTGAAATGGCTTCATCTAAGGTTTCGCCTTCGGGCAATGCCGATGTGAAATCGTATGCTTCTGGGGCGCCTTGCGGGTTCTGCGGATCCGGTTCCTGGTTCTGTGCCTGCTGTTCTGTGCCTGCCTGCTGTGCCAATCTTCCCGGCTCTTGATTCTGTACCTGCTGATTCTGTGCCTGCGGGTTCTGCGGATCCGTGTTATTGTTCGCCTGTGCCTGCTGGTTCTGTACGCCTTCCATTTGTTATTCCTCCTTGTTTTCTAATAATGCTTTTGCTTTGAATTGAAATTCGATGTATTCTTTTTCGGCTTTTTGTCTTAGTTCGAATCCTTCTTTTCCTAAGAGTTCGACCATCTCTTTTTCTATTTGGATCCCGATTGACCTTCTGCCCTCGTTGTAGAATGTCTGCGAATTTCCTGTGAATGTTTCGGCTTTGTAGCCTGTCATTTCAAGAATGTGAATAAAAAACCATCTCCCCGCTTTGCTTTTCAAAACGGTTCTGATGGCTTTTACGTCTTCTTCTCTTTTCTGTTTTTCTATATATTTTCGGATGAGCACATCGTGCTCTGTTACATTGGTTTTCATTTATCCACCACCTATCCCCAAGAGGTTCTGCAATGCAGGGTTTCCATCATTGGCAGCATCTGTCAGGTTTTTCGCCGCCTGTGCCGCCGGTGCCATGGCCTGTGCCTGCTGCATCATGTACTGCTGTTCTTGCTGCTGTTCCATGGCTTCTTGTTCGGCTGTTATCATCTGCATGATTTCTTCCGTGCTTCTTTGCATGACGGCAGGAGCGCCAAGGAGTTCGAAATATCTCTTGACGGTACCGATCGGATCGATAGCTTTCAGGGCTTCCGGATAGATCTGCGCCATTTGTCCAGCAAAGGATACGGCTTGTTCGATATTGACAAGGCCGCTCATTTTCTGCGCCTGGGCAAGGGGCGAGATGTACTCTATCTTTATGTCCTGGTCTGCCATTCTTTCAGCAAGTTCTTCTGGGAGCGGTGGAAATAGTCCCATTCTTTCCGCGATGTTATAGACTCTTTCGATGATCGGCGAAAGGAATTCATCCTGCAGGCGTTCTACCACAGGTCCCAGCTGCTGGAGTTTTTCCTGCTGGCGTTCCATGACTTCCCGCGCTGTCATCTGCGGGGTGTCGATAGAGTCAAGCATGAGAAAGAGGTCTGCGCTGTAGGTTCTTCTTATGCTTTCTTCTGTCCGTTGGATTTCTGTGGCAAGCCATTCCGGATTTCCCGGCACTTGGAAAAGAGGTTCTACTGTCGGATTGGTTCCCGTACTGTTTACGTTTGTATACCCGCCGGGGATTAGATCAACGCCTCCTATATCTCCTACACTGGCAGGTCCTTTCATTGGTGGTTTTACCATGAGTTCTACCGCCGTCAGGAAGTCTTTTTTCATGATCTGCAGCATTCTTGCATCGCCTTCGGCGTACCATCCTGGTCCTTTTCCATAGGGGCTTCCCTCAATTGTCTGGTATCTTGCCGTTGGTACAGGAAATTCTTCAAATCCGCCGGTAAATAAAAAGCCTTTCCCTTCGTCTACTGATTGTTTATCTATCCAGTAGAGTGAGGTGTAAGGCATGTTTTTATTTCCTGCTTGTCCGACTGTTCTGAATCTGTTCGGCATGACAAGCCAATAGGTGGTAAATGATTTATTATATCTTCCGCTTTCGTTCTGCAGGGCGTCTTTGACGGCACGCGGCAGGGTTTCTTCTCCAAATTGTTCTAAGAGCTGGTCTGCCGTCATCTGGAATTCTCTGCAGAATGTATCTACTCTTCCGCTTGCTCCGCTTGCCAGGTAGTATGTCCCTATTGTGTACTGCTGGAATCTTACGCCTGTTTCCGGTGATGCGAATACTCCCAGCGGTGCCTGCCCATGGGCAATTTCCATATAGCATGAATGGATGGAGTTATAGAAGTTAGATCGATGGAGCATGTACTCCACGATTTCCTGTCTGATATCCAGGACACTTGCGGCTTCCATATCTTCGTTTGCGCTGCTGTTTGAAAAGCCGAATTTAAACCATTGCCTTGACGGTGGTGTGAGTCCGGATTCCATCCCTGCGGCGAATGCGATATTAGCAAGCCACGCTACACCGTTTGAAATCATGAGGTCTTTTCTTCTGGCTTTGTTTGTGGCGTCCGCGGTGTCTCCAAATTCTCCAATAAAAGGAAGTTGGTGATCTCTTATATCTT